ACCGCCGAAAGTGACGATCTCACGCGTATAATCGCGGATCACTCCCAGATATTCCTTGAGGGGTTTGCACATGGCCTCACTTCTTAAGGGGTTGAACAACGGGCGGAACGTCCGTAACAGGCTGGGCCTGACTGTAGGAGATATGCCCCGGTTCCAGCACCAGGCAGGAGCCGTCCTTGCACACCTCGGTGCGGTTCGGGGTGACGTCCACGTTATGCCCGCAGCCGGGTTGCGTCAGAATCCCCGCGGCAACCAGGGCCCCAATCACAGCTCCGGCGATGACTTTTGCCCAACTCTCTTTGATACCCCAACCGGTCAGGAGACCAGTCAGCCAACTCACTTTTTCTTTATTCGTGCTCATATTATTTAGTAGTGAAATGCTTGAAAAACTCCACGGCGGCAGGATCCGTGATCACAAAAGCCGGGTAGTCCGAGACTGTAAAAATCCTGCGGCCTTTGGTCTCCGCATGGACGGCCTCCACGGTCAAACACACTCCATCAATCATTGTATAGGTGCCGTCTTCCGCGAGGGTTATGGCATTTTTTCCCAGCCTTGCCCATACCTGGACGGCTTGCCAGTCCTCGCCCAGTTCCACCAGAGCGGCAACGACGGCGGCCATGGCCGGGGTCTGGTTCGCCGGAATTTCGTCCTGCGTATAGCGGTCTATGCGGGTGTACCCGTCCGCGTCCTGATAGACGGCTGTCAGGGTGAATTCATCCCACTGGCCGGGCCGAGGAAACTGTATCTGTATCTCTGCGTTATTCATAAGGTGTAAATTCTGTTACGGTGGTTGACTGTATCAACCGGGTTTCCAACGCCCGGAACGCATCATAAGCCCCATTAGGCTGGTTATACCCCGGAGCCGTCATCTGCCGCATCGCTCCAAGATAACTATGCGTATTGGTCCCGTCGCTATCCCAATACAAAGCCCCAACGCCAGTCCAGGAGAACGTGTCAACAACGCCGTGCATGTCGGCAATGCACAACAAACGGCGAGAATCCGCCGCATTAGAGCCAATCCACAATCCCGCTCTGACGTCGCGGCCCGGCCTATCCTGTTGATAAGAAAGAAACATATTGCAGGACGGGTTGGTATTGGTGGACGGGAAAACGGAAAGCGTTTCATAACATAACCACTTGGCCTGAGTGGAATCATAGACGAGTTCCCTCACCCTCACCGGATAACCCGCCGGATTCATGGACGCGTCATTAACCATGTAAAACGTCACATCAACAAACCGCGGGAAACTCGCGGTACTACCGGAGGCCGGAGACAGCGTGAACATATCCATCTCCGCCGCCGTCTTCTTGACGAAATTTCCCGGCCTTCCCAACGAGAAAGTCAGTTTGCGGGCGGCAGTACTGCCGGTATTGCCCAAAGCGACTGGCAGGACAAACCCGCTCCATCCAGAATAATTGGATACTCCTAAAAATGGATTTATCAGGTTAATCTGAATTGTTCCCGGATATGCGGACATCTTGCGGAGTCGCCACACCTGGCCGGGAACCGTCTGTTCTACGGCGACGCTCTCGCCGTACAAATTAAAATCAGAAAGGAAACTCTGAGGAGAAAACGCCTCCGTCACGGCGGCCAGCCCGGAAGCGTACAGGCGATTAACGCCGGATTCATTGGTCGGCGCCCCCACGGCCAGCGGGATGTTGATGCCGCCGTTGGCGTTGACGGTCCCGTCAAACGTGCCTCCCGCGGCAGTGATATTGCCGGGAAGCGTCATGTTGCCGGATTCGTCCACCTGCGGAATAGCCGCCAGAGCATTAGCCGCCGCTGTTGCAGAGTTGCCCGCGCTAGTGGCAGAATTCGCGGCATTCGTCGCCGCCGTATTGATGCGTCCCTCCGCCTGATCTATAGCCTCTTTAGCGGTTTCGGCGCGCTGGACAAGGGGCGTAATCGCCCCCACCGCTCTCTCCTGCGCCGTTTGCACGGCGGCAACGGCATCCGTTCGTGCGCCGGCTATATTCTGCTGCGCGGTCTGTGAGGCACGTCCCACGGCAAGAACAGAATCGGCTTGCTTGTCCTGTATGGCAGTAACAGCCTCATTCCCGGCATCAACAATCTTCTTCTCCCCGTTGCTGACCGTTTCCGGCCAAGTGGTAGCCAGCGACTCCACAGCCGTTTTAGCGGCATTGGCGCTCTTGGCGTCACGGGCTGCGTTAGTTGCGGACGTGCCGGCGGCGGTCGCAGAATCGGCGGCAGCATTTTTGGAGGCCCAGGCAGACCCTGCATAGCCTTCCGCCTCTTCGGCCCGTGCAGCAGCGGTGGCTGCCGCGTCCGTTGCTGTCTTGGCTGCCTGGCTCGCCGTTTCCGCATTGGTGGAGGATGTGTTGGCATTCTGTTGCGCCTGTTGGGCCGCGATAATGGAGGCCGTGTTGGAAAGCCACTGGGCCTTGATCGTCTTACTTGCCTCAACAGGTATCGTAATACCCATTGCAGGAATATCGTACACCGTGGACGACTCAACAGGAGCCACAGAATCCACGGCCCCAATATAACCGGAAAACAGCCTCAAATCCTCTCCGGACTCATCCTGTGCATGAATGGCATACGGCCAGCGGCCAACAGGCAGGGCAGGAAAAGTAAGCTCCAAACAATGTTCTTGCTCGCCGTGTTCAATAACAACGGGCAAGTCTCCCTGTTCCGTCTTCACCACACCGGTGAAAGAAACTCCTGTTACCGGGAACGGAGATTGCGTCACATCCTCGAACAAAAGCCAGCCTATGCGCTTGGCATAGCCTGCCGTCGTGGACAAATGGCGCGTCATTCCCAGAAAATTTAACATGGCTCAATCATGAGCCACAAAACACGGGAAATGCAAGTTGGCGAGAATCAATGTTTTTATCCCTGCTTCACGGGAGGCTCAAAAGGCAGGGAGGACAGCAGAGTTATAAAATTCTCTCCTGCATCCACTTCCATCTTCTGAGGAGTGTATGCGCCATCCATCTTGTTAAGCTCGGCAATAGCGGCGATTTTTGAGGGCATCTTAAATTTCGCTCCGGTTTCATCCATGGAAACCTCCTGACAGAGATCGGATGCGCTACCAACATTGCCGATGGGAGTTGTCACTACGCGGGACAACCATTCCATGCGCTGCTGCCTGGTCAGCACAGCAGACTTATCCAGTTGCTTATTCAATTTGTCAATCATTCGCAAAACTTCGTCATCTTTGGACAAACGGGATGCCGCCTTGCTGGCTGCGACATTACTCATATCCTTGCGATTGTGGGCCTTACGATAAGCGTCCGCCTTGGACAACTTTTCCGCAACCAGAAGCCTCGCAAACTCCTTCTTCTTCTCGGTCACTTTGGTCTTGTTATCCTTCCTTCTCATACCAATATTTTACCCTCCTGATTTTCAGCGCGTCAATTTGGTGAGAATCAATACTTCTTGCCCGAGACAATCAACCTGTTGGCTTTGAATCCTCAAGACACTCTAAAAAATCACGCCCCTGCCTGCTGATATAAAACACGCAAGGCCGTGTGCCGATTCTGATCACGTCGCCGGCCCGCACCAGATAATCCAGCCGGTGAGACACATTGCTGGGATCCAAATGGCAACGGGTGGCAATCTCCCGCGACATCCTGCCCGGATGGTCTCGGATTTCCATCAGAATAAGCAGCTGCGACGGACTCACCTTCCGGTGTATAATGTTCCTCAATAGATTCTTATATTCCTGCTTCATTCGTCACCTCCCAGTCCCAATTCTTTTCTCCAATTCTTCAATTCTACTGCGGCTTCTTCGGTGGTCACAACGGGCCCTTCCGGCTGCCGTGGTTCTTCGGGCTTCGGCTTCTTACGGGCCGCTGCCGGCTTCCAGCGTGTCTCTTTTGCCCAGCGTTCCGCGTGGGTGAGCACATCCCCGAAGCACTCCCAAAACTTCTTGCGGCTGTCCGGCCTCCAAAAAGCTTTCTTCTTGCAGTCCTCCGTCAGTCCTGACGCGTAATAATCCCTCAACATCTCCATATCCCGCGGCGTCACCCGTCCCTGTGCTGAACGGTAAGCCTCAAGCGCGGCTGCCTGCTCAATGGCAGTTGGCATTGTCCGGGACCATGAAGGGTTGATTTCCAAACAGGCAGCCATGAACCTGGCGGCGCCGGGAGAAGCCCCCAGATCCGCGTGATTGTCGGCGCAGCGCATCCCCCGGACGTCGTTCAGGCGTTCCCGAACCGGGAGCGACCGGGCAGGCAGCACAGGAGCAGCGGGCGCTTCTTCCCCCGGTGTACTGTCCACCGTAGTAGTTTCTCCCCCTATATTCCCTTTCTTTTCTTTTCCTTTCTTTTCGCTTTCCAACGAAGCTTCATTTGCTATCCAACGTTGGTTTCCTACGTCGGAACCAACGTTGGTTTCCGGTATAGGTTCCGGCGTTGGTTTCCGGCCTCCCTTACGTCCGTTGGCGCGCGCGATTTCCCTTTTACGCTCAATCTCCCGCTGGGCGTCGGCAGGGTAAAAAGAAATGACAAGGTCGTTCCCGTCCCAACGGAAAAGGCCGCAGGACTCGGCCACCTCGGAAGCCATGACCCCGCAAGACTGCATCCAGCGGCGGTCTCCCCAAGACCGTGCCCCGGCAATCCGCCCCATATTCTCCTGGTCACAAGACCAGGCGATCAAAGAAAGCCACGTAGCCCGCTGGGTGGGATCAGCGCCTATGTACTCATTGGAGCGGATAACGTAGAGTGGTATATTGATGTATTCCATTATTCTATATCCCTTCCGTCTCTTTTGCTTCTACTCCAAATGCAGGTGAAAGCTGTATTTTTCTGCCTTGGACAGTATTGATTTTTAGCGGCTTCTGGATGTAAAGACACGCGGTCAAAAGGCACCTTTCAGCGAAGTAATTTGCTTCGGGAAATGCTCTGCTGTACCGTATTATCCGAACCCGTCCACCAGGTAGGACATGCAACAAGCCCCACCGTTCCGGCAGGTCATTTTCCATGATGATCCCTGGCTCGCAGATGTAATAGCGGCAATAACCCATACCCTCTTGAGGATAAACGCGGAACGGCTTTTTGAGGTCTGCTCGGAAGTCCGCCCGACTGGTTTTCGCCTCAACCAAAATGCTACCCGAACTCTTGAAACCTATAGCATCGGGCTGCTCGTTTGTAACGATGCAGCTCGGCTCAGCAATCGCCACCCGGCAACGTTGGGAGCCCAGGAGCCATCGTTCAGCGATTTCGCACAGTTCACGGTGCGTCCTCGGTATTAAAGATGTTGGTTTACGTGCCATATCAAAAAAGCGTCAGTTGGGGGTTGTAGTTAAGCCACAGGCATTCGATTTTCTTGCCTCCCTGCGTGTCGTAAGAGACCTTGCATTCCTTCCTCCAGCCGGAAAGATGCCTGGAATAAAGGTCGGAATCATAGCCAGACAGGACAACCTTGCCTTTCAGCGTCTTGAGAAAGACAAGAAGCCGCTCATGGTCTTGCTGGTCGTACTCGTGCGCGTACCTCGCGCGGTTGCCGCGGGTAGATTGCACATAGGGCGGATCCACGTAATGCAGCGTGTCCGGCGTATCGTACCGGGCCATGACCTGCAGGGCGTCCATGTTGTTGATCTCGATATTCCGGTTCCGTAGTTCGGCCGCACATTCTCGCACTACGGCCGGATATTCCCGCACTACGGCCGGATATTCCCGCCACGTTTGAGGATAAGGGGTTGCGTGGAGTAAGCCGTTGCGTTTGAACCCCGGCTTGTGGATGCCTCCGCCGTAGCTCATCATGGAGTTGACGGCAAAGCGGAGAGCATCTTCCACGGGGTCTTCAGCGATTTCAAATGACCGGGCATAGGCTTCCTGGGCGTAGGGCGTCAATTCCAATAGACTGGCCAGCCGTGCGGATTTTTCCGGATCCCTCAAAACTTCAAAGAAGTTCACCACCCGGTCATAAAGATCGTTGTAGACCTCCATCCATGCAGGTTGCTTGTTGAGCAGCACCGCACCGGAACCGCCGTAGGGTTCAACATAGATTTTGTGAGGCGGGAAAAAGCTGATAATCCAGGGGGCGATTCTGTTCTTTCCTCCGAGGTATCGGGCCAGAGCCCGTTTACGTAGTGCGCTCGTGTTCACTCCCCCTCCTTTCTCGGTTCCCAGCGGTCCATGATTTCTGCGATATTGGCATGAGAGCATTCGCAACATGGAACATCCCATTCAGAATAGTCTGAATATTTGCAGTTACCGCAGTACCTCTCTTTAACCTGCCACGCCCTGCACGCGGACCTCTTCTGCCAAGCGTTAAGCACAAGCTCATGTTGATGAGTCTCGTTTCTGGCTTGCCTTAAAAGTTTTTGGCGAGTTTTCCCGGGCAACGCTTTGACGGTCGATCTGATACCCTTGTGAGTTAAAACAACCTGTTCCCATGCTCCGCCGTACTCAAAAAAAGCTTTCTGTTCAGGCGTCATTTTCATTTTCTTCCTTTCTTTTTAAAAGAATGACATTAACCGCTTGAAGAAGACCTTTAACTTTACCAATTAAATAAAGGTAATATCCATACGCGGCGACGGTGGCTAAAAAAACTATAAGTTGTGCAATATCAAATATCATTGCTCCTTCCTTTCCAGTATTGCCGCTTGCTCGTCAGTAAGGTACTTCCAAGACTGCGGCGGACGGGTCAGCCCAATGTCAGACAGCGGCACGGCATTAGGGAGACGCACGGGATCACCGATGAGCCAGCCATAGCAAGGTGTAAGGCTTGCAAGATAATTTTTGTCCAGATGCGCTTCTATGGCAACCCATGCAACGGCTCTTCCCGGATTTCAAAAAAGTCCACCAAGCGCCGTCAGTATGAAACAGCTTGTCTTCTTCATCTGCTTTCATAGTCGGGAACTCCTTTTTGTAACCATGTTTTCGCTTTCCGAATGGCTTCCTCGTATGTGGTCAATGTCCATCCATAAATTCCCCACTCTTCAGGACTTGGCATGTATTCATCACCAGCCTTTGTTCCGGCAAAGTCATTGTCAGATTTGCGCTTTCGAATAACCATGACCTCAAAATTCCGGTGTGATTCCTTTTCCTGACTGTAAATGGCAATATCTCCGATACGTGTGACAAGCGTGTAAGAATAGCCATGCTTGTTGAATTCTCGCGGTATGGTCTTCATTTGGTTGGTCTCCATTCTGCAAATTCGATGGTTATTCCGACGTTATCGCCCCAATATTTGGATGTTCGACCGTCAAAGATTTGTGCATCGTCCGTCCAAAAGCCAAGCTTGGTCATCACATCGTTGAGAGTCTTTTCCATGTTGTCCCTGTCCGGTTTGGATGTCATCGGGATCTTTCCTAAAATGCGGTTCCGCTTCGGTTCCGACTTTCGCCAAGGAAATACAAATTCCAGGTTCAGAATGATTGGTCCGGAGAGGGGACGAGGGGGGGCATAGGGCTGTAATAGAGACATGTAGTCACTAATGACCTCCGTCAACTCCGGCTTGTCGGCAAGTTTGTGAAACTTTCCTATGCGGACAATCTTCTTTGAATGGTGTGTTGTCTTCGGTGGGACGATGGGGAGGAAAATCTTCATATTTCGCCTCCTTCCTCATTTTCATCTCCATCAAAATTGAATTCCGGCTGGCAATCATCCGGAAGGAGGGCTACACCTTCTCCCTTCACTTTGATGCTTCCGCTCATGCTGGCATCGGCCCGGAATTTCTGATAATCCACTTTTACAGAAAAACTTAAGGACAGGGGTACTAACGCTTCTATGGCTTCCTGTCGGATTTTGTCGTACTTCTTGAGGTTGCAGGATTCCACGATAGCACAGGCTACGGCATCAATCTCTCCTTTCAGCTTCTCCATGTGGGGATCTTTTGGAACACTCTCGCACGCCGTCAGGACGGAAGGACGAACCTGCAGAGGGGCGTAACGGGCGGCTAGTTTCCCCTTGACCGTGTAAACGCGTCGGTCAGGGTGCTGGCAGACGTTTTCCCAGGCCCCGGAAAAATTGGTGAAGGCCAGAATATTTTCTCCCATAGAAGGGACCAGATAGACTTTTTTTATTTTTTGCATAATATTGTTAGTTAATGTTTAATTTATGAATTCAAATGACATCCTCATGCGACCTTCTGCCCTTCGGAAAGGATAGGCATGATGCGCTTATAAACGTCCGCGTAATAAATGATAAACCGTTCAAGGGCATCTTGTAGCGTGTCGGTATAGCTGTCTCTCTCCACCCGTAAAATCAGGGGCTTGAGACGCCGGCAGTAGCTCATGAAGTACCAGTAGGGCAATCCAGTCACAATCATGGAACCGTGTACCTGCGCCTTGTATTGGCCGGGTAATACGCCGTCCAGCAGGTATTCCGCGTGATTTTTTGCAAGAGGGCATTTCAGCTCCACACCCGCCGCGTACTGCCCATTGATCTTGATCATGCCGTCAGGGGAGCAGCCCACCAGTTCATTGTCTTGGACGATAAATCCCACCTGTTCCACTTCCAGCCCCATGATTCGGCTGAATTCTTCCCGCGCTTCCGGTTCCAGTTCTTCCCCGCGGTCCGTGTGGCGGTTTCCTTCCCACTGTATTTCATCAGGACGGATGCGGCTGCAACACATTTCAATGGCAAGTTCTCGCCATTGGGAAGAGTCTTTTCCCGAGGGAGTTAAAACCCGGTGAAAATTGCTGGCTGTCAGACGGCCGGCACGGGCACGGAACCAAGCTTCCGAACGTTGTTCCATGGAGGGCCAGATTTTCATTTCTCACCTCCTTCCGCTATGCAGGCTTTCCAGGCCTCGTTGACGGCTTGAGCAAAATAGGCAACGCGGCTTTTGTTGGCGGGGTGAGTAAGCTTCTCTCGGGCATCCTTGAGTTTTGCAAAGGCTTCAAAAACGGATTCCTGGAATTGCCTCCATTCTTCTGATTCGCTTTTTGGAGCCGGGAATGTTGCAGGAGCCTGTACCGGTTCCTGGTCAAACGCGGTCATGTTGATGGAGGCGGGGGCCGGAGGGACAGGAGGTTTGCCCTGTTCTTCCAATTCCGCTTTTGCCCGTTGAGCTTCTTCCCGTGCCTTTCGGGCCTCTTCCTCCAGTCTGGCGCGTTCTGCGGCGGCTTTGGCAACATCCTGACGACGACGCAGCTCAGCCTCAACATAGATAGTGGATTTCGTTTCCAGTTCGTCTTCGTCCCACACGAGGTTATCACCGTACAAATCAATGAATTCACAAATGATTTCACGATTGGTTGTGATGTCTTTGTTTGCTTTTGCCACGGCGGCATCAAGCGCGGCCTCAATGCTTTTAATGGTGCGCTTGTTCTTGATGGATTCCGCCATTGTACCGCCAAATAATTTCTTCCTCAAATGGGGAGCGCATTCCAGGCGGGCAAGGGCGTCATCGATTAGCTTATTGCGGATTTTCTCTTTCTCCCCGGCGATCTTCTTTTCCAGGGTGAGCCGGGCTTGCCGGATTTCTTCACTGGATTCGTCCAGCGCGGCAAAGAATTCATGGAGGCTCTCGGCATCCTTCAGGGCTTTTTCCCTGGCCGCCTTGACAGTATCTTCAGCTCCTTTGAGCATTTTGACGTTTTGTTCAGCAAGGCCGAATTCTTCATCGGTTTCGGGGGTGAGGCTGATACTGTCCAGGACGGTTTTGACGGAGGCGCGGAATTCGGCAAGATTGGAAGAGAGCACTTCGCCTTTGGCGCTCACATTCAGGGGGATAATTACAAGTTGTTCGCTCATGGCGTTTAAAGGAGGTTTGTGGTGGAGGGTTCGGAGGCTGGGGCCGGTTCCGGCATCGGGGTCGGGTCTTGACGGTCTAACGGGTAGTCATCTATGCCGGGGTCATCTTTCGATACAATTTCGCCGTCAATGACAACGCCGTCGTCGATTTTGACGACACGCCCCGTTTCCGCGGCATGGGAGACTTCAATGGCATTTGCCACTTCCACACTTTTCGGCATGTATTTGAGAACTTGCAGCAGAACCACCTTGCGGGCGTACATTTCGCGGTTTTTGTAGGAGTAATGCTTTTCTCCGACCTCGTTGTGTGCGTCTCTGTGGCGCCAGATGCGTTCCATGGGCCATGCCTCAATGACAGGGGTTTCCGCTCCGTTAACCCGGGCGCAGGCATAGGCCCATGTCATTTTGTCCTCATCCCCGTAATTGATGCCGGGGATGTGGCGGAGGATAGGATAGGCTCCAAGCTCAAATTGGAACTGGTCGCCCTCGTAAACTACCCCCGTCCAGGCGGTAGTCCTGCCCGTGTTGTTGAGCAGTCCTACAAGGCCCTGCCAGCCGGGAACAAAGGTGCACTTACCTTTGTAGGGGATAAGATATCCCTGCCCGGCTACTCCCGGCTCAAGCCCAAGCTGGGAGGCAATGAGCAAGCTGGAAAAGATACTTACAGCGGAACACCGCTGCAAGGCTGGGTTTTGTGAAAAGCAAGTTACCGCGAGACGAATCATACGGTCCGGGTTGAGATGGGCCGGCAGAGCGGCGGCAATGGAGGTTTTTGACCTGGTTAAAAAGCCAGCAAGCTCTTTCGGGGTTGACAGGGTAAGGGCCTGTTGTCCTTGTCTGTCCTCGTATTTTGGTTTATAAGGTTTTGCGTTACTCATAATCTTTCGACGGATTGTTGTAACAGGCAGGGGATCGGTGGCCGCCGCCCCCCTGCCAACTGAATCATCCTTCGCATTCCTCGCACTCGCATCCAACGATTCCAAGCATGGCGGCAATGGGATTCATCCTCTTTTTCATTTTCTCTTTTTGCTGTTGTTCAAGGAACAAACGAACACCTTCTCCCATAGTGTTTACATTGCAATCAAAGCATTCGTTTGCTTTGAGAAGATAGCCGAAAGCGCTCGTCCACCCGTAAACTTTGAAATTCATTCTCTCAGACTGAAAAACGGAGCTGGAGGATTCTAATATGTGCCGAGTTTTTCTTTCTTCCGGGACCTCCAAAAAGGCGGAAAAAATAGCGCGCCCATCGTAACGCTTAATCAAATCAACAAGGTTATCAAGCGCGGCGCTGATTTCTTCTTTTGTGGATGCAACAGTATCGCAGCAGCAGGCTTCGTCCGGCGTGCAGGACTGCGCATTCTTTTCTTCGGTATTGTCCATTGTATTGGTATTCTATTGGTTATTGCGTTTCCTCATACCGTGAGGGCGGGACGGTTTTTCCAAGCCGTCAAAAGCTTTCATGGGAGTGGGAGACTCCGGGCAAAACCCGGAATGCGGAGACTTGCCCGCCTGGAGCTCGGCGTTATCCAGCTCCACCGCCAGCCAGAACAGGCACGCAGCGGAAAGACCAAAGGAGCAGGCCCCCAAGAACTTGAAAAAGGTATTCATTTGCTCACTCCTCCTTCTCCGTATTCTCGGAGTAACGCCCGGCGGAACTGCTTGCCGTGCACCTTCATCTTCCCCTGCTTGCCCCAGTACAGGATCTCGATCACATGCCCCTTGTCCTTCAACTCATGGACGGTTCGCTTGATCACATCCCGGTCGGAATCGTACATCAGGGCCAGGGTCTTGCAGTCGTAAAACTCTGATTCAGGGTAGGTCATAATATTTTCATTGTTAAAGCTCGTGCCAGCCGAGCAGCTTCAATTCTTCGATCAGGTCTTCTTCCATGGTTCAGTCGTCGTAGTGTCCGTCGGGGTTGTCGCACTGGGGGGCGTGGTCAAAATCCCACTCGTCGATGGCCTGCTCAATCTGCTCCAGGAGTCCAACCGCAACGCCGTAGGAGATCGCTTCACCGTCCACCCGGATGCACCGGTCTTCGTCGTCGTATTCGATAATCATGCCCGCTCCTTTCTCATCTGATCCAGGGTTCTGTTTACCTGGCGTATGATGTGTTTCTCTCCCAGGCTGATACCAAGCATCAACGCGGACAGGTAGCCTGCCATGTTAAGCAGCGTCACAACAATAAATTCAGTCCAGTTCATCATTGGTTATTTGTTAGTGATTGATATTGGTTGTTATTACTTAAATAAAAATGGAGAGCCTGCCAATGTAACGCCTTGGCTTTGAATGTGCTCGTATTGCCTAAATTCATGCGCATGCCGGCTCATTATTCTTGAAGATGAAAGCTGTCAGGCTACTATTCCGTTATGCCTAAATTCATCACAATAGAAGATTCTTCTGGTCGTCCCCATATCGTGAATGCTGATTACATTGCGCTGATTAAGAAGCGCTCCGACGGGACTTATGATTACATCCTCTCCATCCCTAACGCGAATTCCAGATTCCGCGTTATTCATTCAAACTACCTCCTTTCCTTCTTTACATCTGGCAACAATCATTAGTTTCTCTTTCCCCCATTCAGGGCAAGAGACAGCCAATACCAGGAAACCTTTCCCCAGAACAGGGGAAGGACAGGAACTTATTCTTTCAAACTCGCGTATTTCTCCATCTACTTCGAGGAAAATGGGGTCGAAATCGGAACAGATCTTGTCCCAGTCATCTGCTTCTTCCTTGGTCAACATCCGAGCGTTCCTCGGTAATTCAGTATTTGTATTCATTTTTGGTTCTTGTTTTCTTTTCTCCCTTCATGGAGCCCCATCCAAAAGCAGGCGAGAGCTGTGGGAAATTGTTTCCAGATGCCTTCGACAATGTTGGACCAGTCTATTTCCATTATGCCTCCGGCTTCTTGGGTTCGAGGTTGCTGGACTTCCTTTCTTCATCTCCATCCGCGTGGTCAGCGCCTTGCGGAATACGACGACGAATAGCCAGAAGGCAGTAATCGCCTTCCGCCACAACCAGGCAGTCATGCAGCAAATGAGGTTCGTCCGTATAAACGGATGAAGCGAACAATGCTGTTCTCTCCTTGAGAGGCTTCATTTTGTAAGCCCTGCCCGCAACCTCTACATAGAACTCTCCTTCCTCCGGTAGAGCTGTACGGAGCTCATCTGCGTAAATCACCAGTTTCTTATTGGTGTTTTCCCATTGCATACTTGTGGTTCTTTCTTGGGGGGAGGTTTTCATATTCATGCTGCCGGCTTCTTGGGGTTCTTCGGGCGGGGAAGGTTGCTAGCCGTGGTCAGGTGAACACGGAATCCCCTGCGGAATGATTCTCGTTCAATGATGCGGATAATAGCTTCCGAAGGCTTCAATCCTTCTTCCGCTTCGGCCAGCAGATGGCTCTTGCAGCCGTCCGGCAATTTGTCTAAGTCGATTTCTGTTTTCATCTATTTCCGTAACTGATGGCCTCAAATTACAGCGTATAACTGAATATTTCAAGATATATTTTCAGCATAATACTGAAATTGCTAGGTAACAAGGTGTTGACATATCAGCAAAATGCTGTAATATCAATGCATGACGACAACAAAAGAAGACGTAAAAAAATGGCTCAAGGTTATTGGTAGAGACAGAGAATGGCTCGCTAACCAATGTGGAGTTTCCAAGCGTCAGGTAGATAATTGGCTTTCGTCATCCATCAATATTCCCGCAAAGGCTATCCTTGTTATTCAGCGTCTTATGAACGGAGAAGCCGAATCCTCTCCCCGCATCGTCATCGACTTCACAGATGAAGAATGGGACATTATCTGTGAGGCCGCTAAAGCCCACAAAGAAACCTTCCTGGAATTCGTCAATACCGCCATTCAAAATGCCGCCAAAGAAAAAGAGGCAGCCCGCAAGAAGTTTACCCCGGTAGAAACATTCACAGCCCCTCCCTTGGAGGCTCAGGGACGAATCATCGGCAACATTGCCGCCGGCAACCTGGCGGATGGAGACACCATCCCGCAGGACATCTGGTTATACCGTGAACTGGAAAAAGGGGAATACCTGCTGCGCGTGAACGGTCACTCTATGGAACCCTCCATCCCGGACGGCTCCGTGGTCATCATGAAAAAATACACCATCCCTCCCATCCCCAAGTTAGGAACCATTGTTCAATACCACGATGAACGAGGGGTGACGCTCAAAAAACTGGTTCGCAGGAAAAACCCGGAAACCGGCAAAATGGAATACACCCTCCATCCCATCAACCCCAACTTCGGAGACATCGAACCCATGGACGGAGGAAAAATCTCCGGCGTGTACGTGGAGACGCTGGAACGCTGGGAGAAAGCTTGACGCACCGGGTAAATGTGCTATAGGTGAATCCTCTTTTTTATTTTCCGTTAGCCGTCCGCGTTGGGAAACGCGGGCGGTCTTTTGTTGCCATCCATTATTCTTGAGGCATCGGAGGGCTGGGCAACCACAAACATACACGGGGAGGCTTGCCGGCCCGCATTCTCCTGACGGCCAGCCAGACGAACACGGCGCAAAGAACTAGGCAGAACAGGGAGGGGAAAAGGTAGGCGTCCATAGTTCCAATTATATTCAACCATTCAATAAATGCAAGTTGCTTGACGTATTAGACTTGGAGCGTTACGGTCGAAAGACTGGTATGACAGTTCCGGCAACACGACATACTGAGGCAAGCGAATGACAGCCTCACAGGAAAGATTTATCGTAAAACAACTTGTCTTGCTTAGGTACAAGGATAAGATACTTCCAACCCTCCATTCATCATCATGCTTCCAAAAACCATTTGCCTTTTTAACCACAAAGGCGGAGTCAGCAAGACGACTACCGCTTTCAATCTTGGTTGGAGTTTAGCCAACTTGGACAAAAAAGTCTTGCTAGTTGATCTGGATTCTCAATGTAACCTTACTGGTCTTGTACTGGGATTCAATGCCATTGACGATGACAACATGGCGAGTTTCTACAACAACAAAAATAACCTGACCATGCAGGATATTGTGAACGTCATTATCAATGGAGCCCAATCTCCAGACTCTTTCGTCGATGGGGCGACTGGCAAGCTTCTGCAAACAAAACACCCAAACCTTTTCCTGCTTCCTGGTCATCTTGACGTATCCGATCTTGATGCCCAAATCAACGTAGCTATGAAAGTCGCTACCGGATTACCGGCGATGAAAAACATCCCTGGGAGTCTGCCGTCCATTCTGCAAAAAATAGCTATGAAAAATAACTTTGATTATGTTATTTATGATTTAAGTCCGAACGTTGGTGGTTTGAACGAGGTTATTTTAATGTCCAGTAATTATTTTATTGTTCCGGCTTCCCCTGATTATTTTTGTTTGCAAGCTATTGGATCATTGGAGAAAAATATTGTCAAATGGCATAGGGAAATATCAAGATTCAAGGCCGACAATGATTTTAACAACCCGTCTTATCCAATAAGAAATGAACCTAAGTTTATTGGAGCTATTCAGCAACGATATAGGCCAAGAAACGAACAACCAGGGAAATCATTTCAGAAATGGATCGACAGCATCCGTAATGAAGTAAATACTAATTTGGTTCCAACATTGGAAAAACTAAATTGTGTTATATCAAAAGAACAAATATCAAGTGTTTTGGAAGGAAGCGGTCTTTGTCCTTATGATTTAGTTTATATATCTGATTTTAATTCTTTAATAGCAATAAGTCAGCAATTATCTAAACCTATTTTTGAATTGACGGATGAAGAGATAGCCAATATTGGTAAAGTCTTCGCAGCTGCAAAGACAACAATGTGTCTGAGTAGAGACAACTTTTCAAAAGTCTTTGCAGAGCTTGCTGACCGAGTTATCAAACTCACGGAGTAAGAACATTCATTATCCTTTTTCACTCCCTCTCCTGCAACTCGGAGAGGGGGTCTTTTTGTTCTCACCTCACCACATCCGCCACCGTCTTCACCGGATTCATCAACGCAGCCCCCAGCGTCATATACTGCCCGGCAGTCTGAATCGCCTTATTCGCCACTTCGCAGTCCGTCATGCTGAAACGCCAAACACTCAACCCAGTTTGATCACCTGCTTCATATAATCCTCGGCTATTAAAAAGGCTGAATCTTCCATTCGGACAGCGTTCATTGAAACTCTCCCCTCTTCTCGTATCTTCAACATCACTTATGCGAAAACGAATACGAGATCTAATAGCACAGTTGGAACGTGCCGGATTTGTCCTCGTAAGGACTAGAGGTGATCATCGTATCTACGAATACCGTAATGCAACTGATCATCGTCTTATAGCAGAAGCCACCATCAGCGGCCCCACTACAGCTAATGCGCGCCCCTATCTTATAGCGCAGGTACGGCGTGCTATTGAAGCTGCAGGTGGAACCTGGGAAGATTAACACCTCCCCCTACCATATTCAGGAGCTGCCTCTATCGGGGCAGCTCCTTTTTGTTGGGCATAGTCTCCTTAATAACAATTTCAGTATATATTTTTACATGATGATACTGAAAAAATGATTTAGGAGTTGCTTATTCTGAGAAGAGAGGCTATCATTCGGTCTCTTTCGTTAGAATGCTTCGCCCCTTGGCCTCCGGGCCAGGGGGCTTTTATTTTCTTTTGATATACGTCTTATTCCCGTTCTTGTTAATGTAGTACCTTCCTCCACGCGGCCCCGTGTAAATAATGCGCCCTTTGGAATCGGTACTCGTGCTTGGGGAAAACACATGATGATAGATGGAATTATGCCTGGGATTCGAATATGATCTTCGTGGAGACGGAGATGTTTTTACTGGCCCAGGAAAAGGACCATAAGTCAGTTCAGACTTCCTGACTTTCACCTTGGGCATCTTCCAGCACAGACCGCAATAATCTGCCGTTCCAAGATTATTAAACGATCCCATCCCCACACCATAATACCGACATCCGGGAAGGTGCGTTTTTCCCGTTGAGCTGATCCAATAAGTAACTATTTTTTTATTATCCAGGGAAGGCTCCTTACCCCTCTCTCCTTCTCTCCATTCCCAAGGGGGAATCGCATTCGCCTCTGCCCATAATCCTTTCTGCGCCTTCTTCGCTGAAGCTTCAAACCTCTCAAGCTCCCGACTATCGAAATATTTTTTGTCGTACCATGCCCACCCCTCTTTGACCATTTCATAATTCACGAACGTTCCCCCATACAATACCAGTCCCAAAATAGTTCCATTCTTGTCACGCCCCGAATATTGAACCGTGACCATTTCACCCCATATCAACTTCTCCAAAAAATATTTAGCCCCGCTGTAGCCATACTGCCCTTTTTCAGGAGCATCAACTCCCTTCAAACGAACTCTATAAGCTTGTTTTTGTTCGGGCGTCTTCTCCAAAACAGTAATTGTATCGCCATTAATCACATTGATGACAAAGCCTCTAAAGGTTTCACCATAAGAAATACAAATGCTGGCTAAAAAGAAAAACAGCAATCTCACGAAAAAGGCGATACCACGGTCCCCTCTAACAAACAACGATAAACTACAGGTGAAACATGTAAATAAATGTTGGAAATAATCCTTTCATAATGCTTTTGAAAGAGTTAAGCAAATTATTTACAACTCTCTATATTTCATGGTATTATGAATTTGTATGAAACTATTCTCTCTCATTTTAGCTGTTATTTCCCTCACTTCATTCTCGGAGGCGCACCCTGGCGGCTTGGACGCCAACGGCGGTCACTACAACCGCAAAACGGGGGAATACCACTACCACCGGAAGCCGGCAGCCAAACCGGCAGCGGAAGAAAAAGCGTACTGGATCAGCTCAACGGGCAAGACCCATAACAAAAACTGCCGGTACTACCATGCTTGCAAAGGGCGTGCCAGCGATACACCTAGCGGAGTAAATTGCAAGATTTGTGGAGGAGCTAATAAATGATATTTTATTAATTGGAATTTTTTAATAAAAAAATGAATAATGATATTTTTGAATATATAAGACGCTCAAGACTAGATAATGGAATTATATCGTGGTTAAAAGAACTTTATATTGATATTGTTTGCAGTATATTTCCCGGTATTATTTTCGTTTCGTATCTGATTTATATCGTTTATACTTTTTCCCCTTCGTTAGATACATCATGGTTGAATGATCAAACATCATCTTATGCTTTCTGGGCATTTTTATCGTTTTCGTTCATATGTGGATTTATTTTACAAAGAAAAGATGTTGATCTACCCGATGAAGTATCACAAATTTTTAAAGCGGCAAAACAGAGATTTGTTGTCGGTTGGGCTTTAAGTATTATCTTCTCTATAATTTTTGTTTTATTGCCATCAAGTGTTTTGGTTAGACTTTATAAATTTTACGTTTATCGAGAACGTTTCTGTTGTGGATTTGCTTCGGGAAATCCTGGTTCATATTTTGATTTAGAAGGAAGAAACCAAGCAGAAAGCAATAATGTAAATGATGGTGTTTTGCAAAAAGAAGAAGAATTGAAAAAAATAAATGAAGAAAGGAAGGAATTAGATCCTTCTCTGTCTGGAATCAATCACATAAGTGGATGGAAATTCTGTTTTAAACTTTTTTTGGTAGCTATTAATCCTAACTCCCCTATGGATAATGAATATCTATGGAGATATTGCAACAAGGCAATAGATTGTCATACACATAGGAGAAAGTTGACAAATTATCCATACGAAGATTTTTTTCATGCTTATTTAAGAAGAAGAGGTCTTACACATTTAAAAAAATATATCTTTTGGGATAACTGGGATGATGAAAATTATAGAAATACAGTAATTAATTTAAAAGAACAGCAAAATATTAGAAATCGCTCTCGTAGGGCAATAGATATTCTGAAAATGAGAATTCGTTCTATACTCCCTATGGAAACGGAAGATTTAGTACGTATAGAAACTCATATACGCTTATCATCAGCGGTCTGGTATCTAACTAAAACAATTGGAAATATTAGTACCTTTATAATTTTAATTAAAATAATATTCCCAGAAAATTTTCTTCAATCATTATCCGACAATTCTTTTGATTTTTCTTATTCTATATCGCCCTATATTATGATTTTATCCGTTTCCTGTTTTCTAAATTATTCTATTTGTAGTTTTCTTCACTATACTAGGCTCAAAGAAGTATCTATTCTTGCTGATTGGATTTCCATAATCGACAGATCAAAAAATTTAAAAAACAAACTTCATTTTGAAGATTTTGAATATACTCCTTAATTTAATAATATCAATCATTTAAACATCTTCCCAAATAATTGGAATCATCTCAACGAAGAAACCAATCATCTGACGCCAACCATCGATCATCATCTAGACCTAATTTGGCATTACCAACCAAAACTGTCTCGCCATATCTCCGGTAAGCCCAACCATATTGGTGTATCTATTCCGTAGCAATTCGGCGGAACGGTGTCCCATTTCCATTTGGAGTTTTCCAAAATCCGCATAGGTTTTCGCGTGGTAACTGGCAAAGGTGTGACGCAGCACATCTTTAGGCCAAGGCTTTTTCTTTCCCCACCCTGCTCGGTTCCTGACTGCTTCCCACCGGGAGCGCCAATATTCCGGAATAATAGCACCCTTGCGTTCCTTCTCCGGAACCAGAGACAACCATGCCCGCAAAGCCTCGCAGATCGTCACATGCCTTGCTCCCCCTGTTTTGGAAGCAGCAGCCCTGACAGTAATAACGCCATCCTCGAAAGATACGTCTTCCCACTTTAACCGCATCAGTTCTTCCGGGCGAATGCCGGCAAAAACGAGTATCGCCACGGCAGGCTGAACGGATGTCAAATCCAACTGGGAAGAATCATCCGGCAAAGGCGGTCGGCAAGCGAGCAGCAACCGTTCTACTTCTTCAGGCGTCAATGCCCTGATTTCCCGCTCCTGCGTCTTTAACGCATCAAGCATGCGGGTCGGATTGGAAAAAGCCCATCCACGCTTCATTGCGAGCGTCCAGACGCCGGAAAATACTACTCTCGCTTTATCCTGCTGAATCGGAGAATCGAAAGCCCTGCCAAACGCCGCACGGCATTCCTCGCCTGTGATGCCTCCAATGGGGCGCACACAAAAATCGGGACATCGTTTTTCCATGCGACGAATCATATACCGAATTTGCTGCAAGGTACGCTCACGCCGCCTTGTGATTTTTTCTTTCACACGAACCATTTCCCAAGCGGCTTCACTCCAGGAAGGAGACTTCTTTTCATGCCGTATCTGTGCGGCTCCCAATTTGAAAGCATGCTCTATTTCGGCTATATCTCCTATCCCGGCTTCCTGCATCCTTTTCACGAGTCGGCAAGCATCCACCAACCCTATTCCAGAGCCCTCCAAAATATCCAGCGCAGATAAAGCTTCTACCGCCTGAGCTTGGGTTAATTCAACAATCCCGGCATCCACAGCCACTTTTCCAAGCTTGATTTCCCCGGCCGCCGCCAATGCTTTTTTATAGGAGGGATAAAACCGCTGTTCCCTCTTTCCGGATTCCGAAAAGGAGGCGGGAATTGAGAGGCGCCAGCAGGCTTTCCCCATCTTTTCACGGGAAACATCTTTTACAGGCGTCAAAGGAGCCGCTTTCTTTTTCCGTTTCTCTTCCAT